CTGAAAAAAGCAGCAAACTTGCAACCTGTAAAAAAGGTTGTCACTTTGTCTGATGGCAGTGAGTTTGAGTTTTACTGCACACCTCTGACGATGGCAGAGCGTGAACGGGCTCAGAAGGGAACCAACGATGACGCCAACGCCTTTGCCATCCAGCTTTTAATTCTCAAGGCTCAGGATGAGCTGGGCAACCGTCTCTTCCAAATGGGTGAAGTCGCTGAGCTGAAGCGTGAAGTCCGTGACGCTGATCTGCAGGCTTTGATGCTTGCTGTGATCAATGTCGAGGGCGATGAGGAGCCGGTTGACCCAAAATCCTGAAGCAGCAGATCAGGAAAGACAATCTGCTTCGACTGCAGCTGGGCGTTGCTAAAGAACTTGGATTAACGCTCAGCCGCTTGAATCAAGAGGTGACAATGGATGAGCTGTTGATATGGTCTGCGTACTTTGACCTCTTGAATGATGAGCAAGAGGAGCGGATGAAAAAGGCGAAGCGTAGGCGCTAAAGTCGAAGGAACAGGTGCGCCGTCATGGTCGTTCGCGTAGGCATTGAGTTTATAACGGGCCCTGCTGCAGCTGCCACTAAGCGGCTGCAAGGAACTGTTGCAGGTTTGCAGAATGCTTTTAACAAGCTGACCGGGTCGTCCGATAAAGCAGGAAGGAAGATAAAACAGTTCAGCAAAGAAGGATCAATCAACATTGGCGAATTAGAGGAAAAGACAAATAAGTTAAATAGAAGCATGAATAGTCTGGGCTCTGTAGTTGGAAAAGTTGCGATTGGTTTTGCGGCTTTGCAAACGGTGCAGGCTGGTATTGCCCGTGACGAATCTGAACGTCGGTTGCGATTGTTGACGCAAGCCTTTGGAGAAACAGAGCAGGCGCAAGATGCTGCACGACGTGCTGCCGAAAAGTTCAATCTCAGTCAAACAGAAGCCAACGTTCAGCTTTCGCGCTTGATTGCACGATTGCGGCCCATGGGCTTGTCAATGCAGACCATTGAAACTGCATTTGCAGGCTTTAATACTGCAACGATTCTTGCTGGAGCGACTGCCTCTGAATCGGCAGGTGCATTCTTGCAGTTGAGTCAAGCTCTCGGCAGTGGTGTATTGAGAGGGCAAGAACTTAACTCAATCCTTGAACAAGCTCCTTTGATTGCGCAGGCAATCGCAACAGAGATGGGCACGACTGTTGGTGCTCTTAAGAAGTTTGGGGAAGAAGGAAAAATTACAAGTGAAATTGTTATTGCTGCACTTGGCCGAGTTGAACGTGAAGGCGCTGGGCAGTTAGAGGAAGCCCTCAAAGGACCGGCTGCTGCAATTAAGGATTTTCAGAATGCAGTCGAAGATGTTCAAGTTGCTTTGACGGGCAGCGTTATGCCTCAGTTGTCAGAGAGCTTTAGGGGCCTTGCAGAACTAATAGTTAATTTAGAGGGGCCTATAAACTTCATTGGAGATCTTGCCGCCAATGCTCTTAATCAAATCAACAGTTTGATTGTTCAGGCAACACAGCCAGCGAAAGCTGCTGCCCGCCGAGACATTGAGGCTGGCATCATCCCTACAAATTTTGTAAATTTTTTCAAAGGTCAAAGTGTACGTGGCGGCGCAGAGGAACTGTTTGGAGAAGCTGAGTTCAAAGAACTTGAGGATAAAGCTCGCCAATTTGCAAAATTAAGGGGGCAAAGTTTCCAAGAAGTTTTACTGCAGTTTCTGCAAGATAGGCTCAAAACAATGGATGAGGCAACACGAGCAAGACTAGATAGGCCAGGGCTTGATAGACCTCAATTTAGAATTGAACCAGATGGCGATTCAAAACTTGCTGAGCGTACTCAACGGCAACTAGCGACCTCTGAGAAAAAGCTCTTTTTATCAAAAGCTGAGCTTGCTATAGCGAAAGAAAGCAGTGATCTCGCAAAAATAGATCTTAAATTTGACTTGCAGAAAGGAAAGCTGCAGCGTGACTATAACTCTTTGATCTCTAAAGCGTTATCAGATGAAGAGCGAAGCAATCTTAAAGTCGCTCTTAGAAGCGAGCTTGAAGCTTTGAGCCTTGAGCGCAATAAGGCAATTAGCGGCCACATGCGTGATCAGTTTGACGCACTCAGCAAAGTCACTGCTGAAATGCAGGAAATGGCGCCGTTTACCAAGGAGCTAAGTAAAGAATTCCAGTCTTTGGCCAACACCATTAATAACGAGATTTTGAGTGGAATCGAAGGAATGATCGAAGGCACAAAAACCTTGGGTCAAGTGGCTAGCAGCATGCTCAAAAAGATTGCTAGCCAAATGCTTCAAACGGCAATCATGGGGCCACAGGGTTCTGGCGGTATTGCGGGGATGCTCTTTGGGGCGCTTGGCATAGGCGGCGGTGGTGGTTTCAAAGCTCCTCAAGTAAAAACTGCTGGACTTGATTTTTCAGGCGCTTTTGCTGGTGGCGGTCGCCCCCCAGTTGGGAAAGCTGCACTCGTCGGCGAACGTGGTCCTGAGTTGTTTGTCCCACGGTCCAGCGGCACCATTGTTCCAAACAACGCAATGGGCGGCAGCACCAACGTGGTGGTCAACGTTGACGCCAAGGGCACTGCAACTCAAGGCGACGATGCACAAGCCGGTCAGCTTGGCCGTTTGATTGGAGCGGCAGTTCAGGCAGAATTGATTAAACAGAAACGGCCTGGAGGGCTACTTACCCGCTGATGGCTACCTTCCCTTCCTATGACCCACTGGTCGGCGCAAGAAAGCGCAGTCAGCCTTCTGTCCGTAATGTCCAATTCGGTGACGGCTACGGGCAAAGAATTACGCATGGCTTGAATCAGAACCGCAAGGTGTGGTCACTGGTTTGGGACGTGACTGAAGAAGGCGCGGATGAAATCGAAGCATTTTTAGATGCAAGGGGCGGAGCCGAAAATTTTGACTGGTCTCCACCAGACGAGACTGCGACTTACAAATGGATCTGTCCGGAGTGGAATAAAACGATTAACTTTCCCGGTAGGGCGCAGATTTCTGCCACGTTCCAGCAAGTGTTTGAGCCATGAGTCAAATTTTTGAAGAGCTGCTCAATTCGAGCCCGTTTGCGGTTATTGAGTTGTTTGAGCTAGAGCTGTTTGAAAAAATTCACGGCTCTTCTGAGGAGTATTACTTCTACAACGGCGTGAACAAAAAAGACACGCCAGGATCAATTGTCTTTGATGGCAAGTCTTATACCGGCATTGCAATTGAAGCGGATGGGTTTGAGTTCAAGGGTGATGGAACATTGCCTCGCCCTACTGTTCGCGTTAGCAACGTCTTAGGGTCGATGTCTGCGTTATTGCTTGGCGTCAACGTGTTTAATTTTGGCAATGATTTAAACGGTGCAAAGTTTACACGTGTTCGCACGTTGAGTCGTTTTTTGGATGGAGCAAACTGGCAAAACGGAGTCAATCCTTATGGCACTCCAAACGCCAACGAGACGATGCCAAAAGAAGTGTTTTATGTGGATCGTAAGGTTAACGAAAATCGAGACTTTGTTGAGTTTGAACTGGTCTCAAGCTTTGACTTAACTAATGTCAAAGCACCGCGTCGTCAGGTTCTGTCGAACCTCTGCCAATGGGAATACAAAGGCAAGGAATGCGGATACACCGGGCCAAATGAGTTTACGGCTGGCGGCGAATCCATTACTTCTGTGGCTGCAACCAACTTTGTTTATACGTCTGGATCGGACGTTTTATCAGCTGGTTCTACGCTTCAGGAAGGCGACTCAATGGTGTCTTCTAATGGCTGGTTTAAGTTAGTTGTTGAGAGTGATGGAGCGTTAAACGTATTTATCAAAAATGATCCAACAGGAGAACCGCACTGGCGCGTAGGTGGCTCGACTGATGGAGATAATTTTTCACTTGTTATGCAAAACGATGGCAACCTAGTCCTCTATAACGATAAGTACCCTAAAACCCAGTATCCCGAATCTGTTGTTTGGGCAACCGGCACTGATCGTGTTGGACAAATATCGTCTTTAACTCGTTTAATCACTGATGGCGTTGACGAATGGTATCCGCCTGATGTGCAGCAAGGCAGGTCGGGCGGGTTTACTTGGGAGCTGAAAGGCAGTAGCCCATCAGCTGCGGGACAAACAACAACAGCAACTAAGAACTTCACCGAGAACCACCCTGAATGGGGCAGCCGTTCCGTCAATATCACGTTCAACTTGACTTCAGTTGCTTTGCCTGAGGGTCACTACACACAAGGCAACACCAACTACACAGGTTTTGGCTGGAACACGATTACTGGCATCACGATTAACAGTCAGACTGGTCTTTGGAAAAACGATGAAAACTGGATTGCAAAAGTTGATTTAAGTAGTGGCAACCCTTTTAGGTCAAATCATCCGACAGAAGGCACGCTGCAAGAGGCTGGTGCTGCCTACAAAGTTGCAACGACAGGATTTGCCTCTAAGCAGTTTAAGTTGCAGACAGATGGCAATCTTGTCGTCAGTGACACGGATGGCTCGGACATTGTTTGGACTGCTGGCATTCCGGTTACGACTAGCGAGCCACAAGTTGCAAGCAACATTGCCAACACTCCGTCAGTGCAAGTGAGCGGTGTATGCGGAAAACGCATCTCTGACTGCAGATTGCGGTTCCCGGCTGGTGATGCGCATGGCGGCTTGCCGTTCGGATCGTTCCCTGCGGCAGGTGGCTTGCGTTGATGGAAGAGTGGCAGGTTTCGGCGTTAGAGCACGCCAAAGCTGAAGCACCGCGTGAATGCTGCGGACTTGTTTTGATCATCAAAGGCCGCAAGCGTTATTGGCCTTGTAAGAACTTATCCGAGGACAACAATTTCTTCGTGATGGACCCGATGGACTATGCCAGAGGGGAGGACACTGGAACGGTCATTGCCATTGTGCATAGCCATCCAACAACGCCTGCGATTGCAAGCGAAGCCGACAAGATGGCCTGCGAACAGTACAAGCTGCCCTGGTACATCGTCAGTTTGCTGGGCGATCGCTGGTGCTCTATCCGCCCCAATGGCTATGAAGCACCATTGATCGGACGGGAGTGGGTGTGGGGCGTATCCGATTGCTGGACATTGGTGCGGGATTGGTACAAGCGCGAAATGGGCTTGAAGTTGCGCGACTGGGATCGTCCAGTTAGTGCTGATGCATTCCGGCGATCACCTTTGTTTGAAAGCTGCCTAGCGGAGACTGGGTTTGTCGATACAGGGAATGATCTGCCAGAAAAAGGCGATGCTGTGCTGATGCGCCTTGATGGATCGCCTGGGTTGAATCATGTTGCGATATTTGTAGGGGAGCAAAAAATCTTGCATCAGCTGCAGGGACGGCTGTCTTCGCGTGACCGATGGGATTCCTATTGGCAGAAAGTGACCGGTAGAATTGTGAGGTATAGCGGCTGACGGGAGATGCTCCGCACGGTCAAGGTTTACGGGCACTTGGCAGAGCACTG